TTGAGAGCTTCATTGCCTGAGTTGGCCAAGCAGGTCACTAAGGGCAACGGCTACAACAGAAGCGTCAATGAGGCAATCAAGGCATTGAACGTTGCTACCTCACTGAACATCAAGGCAGACGATATCACAGAGAACTGGGACGGGTACCACGGTACTCGAGCATTCCTCAGTGATGCTGGATTGCTTCGCGAGTGGCGCGCAATCAGGCCTGGAACTGACTATACAGAGAGCTTCTCAACCAGTGAGTTGTATGAAGACACAGTAGCTGAAGTACATATTGTGTTTACTAAGAAGCTCAAAGACAAGAAGTTCCTTGCTTCCAAGGGCGTTAAGTAATGATCAGCGGCGAAAGCCGCATTGGTAGGGTGTTGCTAGCAGCGAGTAGGTCTTATGACCCAAAGCTGCTAGCACAGCCTCTGATCAGGCGGCTCAATCAGATCATACTAGAAGTTGACACACCAGAAGCCCGACTAGATTTCTTACACTCAGCAAGCTGGTACTTTGAATTTAATCAAATGATTTACCAATCAACAAAACACTATGACTTAAAGCATCAATCATCAGCCATTGCGGCAGTCGCAGCAGTGTCACCCGGGGCTTCACCAGAGACTAACATCAAGGTTATTAGAGCTATACTAGAAAACAAATACAATGGCACCCCATTGCCTGCTTTACAGGCGTACCCAGCAAATATCAAAACTGCCTATAAGATTCTAGAAAATGGCGATGTTCGGTTACTAACCGGCCAAAAAGTAAGAGACTTCTACTACTCCATCATTAGTGAAGGAGAAACTGATCGATGTCCTATTGACAGGTGGGCCGCAAGAGAATTCCCACCATACAATAAGAAAATTAAGTCAGGCAATAAGAAAGTTTGGAAAGAAGTAGATCTAAATGTAACCAGCTACAAAAAGTATCAGGCAAAGTTCCAAAAAGCAGCTGATGACCTAGGTCTATATGCTGCCGAATTACAAGCGATCCTATGGGTCGCAAGGAGGAATGATGGCAACAGAGCATAACTTCTGGGAAGACAGCAAGCTTCGTGATCTTCTTATTAAACTGCTAAGAGACAGTGAGAAAGCACGAGACTTCCTCGATGGCGATGGGCATAGTATCTACGATGGTACTTTCCTAATCGCCGCAGGGTATCCAGAATCCTTCATCAAGAAATATGAAAGCACTCTAACGTCTGACTACTCGTCAGGCAAAACTACAATCTTTGACAATCAGGGAAATATGGTTGACTCAATGACTGGCATAGCAGCTCTTACCTTTCATTACGCAGTAGCTAGTGCTCTATGGCTAGAAGGTGGAGTCGACTATGACGACACCATTATGGGCAGAGGAACACAAGCTAGAGAGCTTTCTAAGGCTATTATGAAGGCTATTGGTATGCCAGGGGCTCAACCAGCCGTAAAAGTAATTTAAATATTAGTTAAACAAAAACTCCTCACCAGCTGCTAATAGCGGCTGGTGAGGAGATTAATTAACCGGCCAGTAAACGCGCCCCCTATGCCCGACGGAGGGCGCCTCGTGCCCGACGGGGGTCGAGCCTACGGTACTATCACGCCATGCCCGACGGGGGGAAAAAATATTACTCCTGGCAAGCTACGATCCTCCGGGCGACCCACTCGGCAACGCTAGACACGACCCCGTTTCCGCAGCAGGTGTACCTTTTTGTGTCCAACCCATCGGTAGAATCGTCGTAGAGGCCTATTTCCGCCCCGTAGAGCGGCGTTTCCCCCGCCACTGGGGGCTGACTGTCCACCCGTCCGGCCACCCCATCAGACGCTCGCATTCCACTGGCGTCATCCTCCGTGCCCAAGATGAGGTGCCCCCCTGCGGCGTCCTCGGCCCCGATACGCCATCCTGATTTGCTTGCGTTGAGATTTGAGACAGTACGTCGGTCAACATGGGCGGCAGCTTCTGCCCTTGCTTCCTCTTGAGCGTCCTGCGCAGTATGCCTGCAGCCGCCTTCGCACTCAAAAAGTACTTCGCCGGCACGGTCTGATCCAAGACTTGCCACAATGAAGACACGACGGCGTCTTTGGGGGACTCCGAAGTATTGCGCGTCCAGCACTCTCCACGCCACGCCATACCCGAGTTCTTCCATTTCACTAATGAGCCTGGCGAAGTCACGTCCGCCAGACGAATGGAGTAGGCCTGGGACGTTTTCCAGCACCAGCCAGGCAGGTCTGTAGAGTTCCACAAGGTCAAGGTAGGTGAAGGCGAGGACGGATCGCTCTCCTTCAAATCCCCTTCTGGCACCAGCTGCGCTGAGGTCTTGGCATGGGAATCCTCCGGAGAAGATGTCAGCATGCTGCCACTTGCTACAGCCGGAGGTCCCGCACTGATCGTCAGTGTGTCCGCCACGTCGTTGAACTTCGTTGGTTGTCTGCTGTACCTGCTTGGAAAGCTCACTATCTGCGAGAGCGACGATGTCTCCGAGGTTCGGTACTCCTGGCCAGTTTCTGGCGAGGACTTCGCTCTGATACGGCTCAATTTCGCTGAAGCTGACTGTTTTGATTCCTGCTCTTTCAAATCCAAGATCCATCCCTCCTACCCCTGAGAAGAACGATGCGTTGGTTAGCGTCCGCCACGGTTCGTGTCGTAGTTCACCGTTACCCATATCACACCCCTACTCAGCTTTCCGCCTAGCGCAATGAATGCTGCCGGGGAGAGGTCCATGTACTCTCCCGTTCGGCTGCACAGACAGTCGCGTACAACGACCGTCACGCACTTGCCATTGTAGCACACGTTTGCCTTGTACGGTTTGTCGCCCCACCTGAACCCTGGAACTGCCGCGTACATAACCTTCTCGCCCTTGCTGTATGGGTTGCACGTGTTCCTGTACCCCTGGTAGCAGTACTTCTGGCTGTGTGGGTGCGTGTTGCCGTACCACGTCGCCCTAACCCTCTCGTGGTACCCGCTAGGCTGGGTCACAAAGAGAGTCAGGGAGAGTAGTAGCGAAATCAATTTGCCAGCTTTTTAGAGTCCTTCTCCGCCTGAGAGAACTCGCTAGGGTATTCCTTCTTGAGGTAATGCTTGACGTTTTCCATCGCGCCAGTAGCCCCATCTCGCACGCCACGAGTGTACGCCTGCTGCAGGGCCTTGCTAACCTCCTTCATGGAGTGCTCGCAGATCCCCACCTCGCATGGGCAGTCGACCTCAATGTTTACCCTCAGAGTGTCGTTGCTTTCCTGTGTAACCTTCGCGCTCATATTACGCCCCCTTAAATGTAGCTGTCGTCCGGTTGAACATCAACTCGGTCCGACCCGTTGGTCCGTTGCGGTGCTTGGCAATCTTACAGTGAACGGTCTCAATGGCAACGTCTAGAGATACATCTGTGGACCTCCAGAGCATGATTACCACGTCTGCGTCCTGCTCAATGGCACCTGAGTCTCGCAAGTCTGAGAGCCTTGGCTCGTTGTTCTCGCGGTACTCGGATGACCGGCTGAGCTGGCTCAGTGCGATCACTGGGATGTCTAGCTCCCTTGCTAGCGCCTTCAGCCCTCGGCTGATCTCTGCCACGTCATAGACGCGGTTGCTGTCCTTGTTGCCCCTGTCTGGAGACATGAGCTGCAGGTAGTCAACGACCACCAAGTCTAGTCCATGCTCCTTCTGCAGGCGTCGGCACTTGGCCTTCATCTCACCAGGAGATGCGACAGGTGCGTCCTCTACAAAGATCTTGCTCTTCTTGATCCTGTCCGAGGCCGTCATGACCTCAGTCAGCTCCTCCAGGTCAAGCTTGCCGTGTCGAATGTCGTGCAATGCGATGCCAGACACCGACGACAGAAGCCTGCTGCCAATCTGCTCACGGCTCATCTCTAGCGAGAAGATCGCGATAGACTTGGAGTTCCTGAACGCAGCATTGGCTGCCATCGTCGTAGCTAGTGCGGTCTTACCCACGCTAGGGCGAGCTGCAATGATGACTAGGTCACCCTTCTGCCAACCGCCAACGATGGTATCAATACCCGCAATTCCGGAAGCTACCCCAGACGCCCCGCCTGCCTGCATAACGGCTAGCCTGTCCATGGTCTCGGTCATCACCGAATCCATTGACGAGAACCGGCCCTTGATACGGCTGCGGCTGATTGACATGACGCTGCGCTCGGCCTCTGCCAGTGCCTCGTCCGCCGTCTTGGATGTCCTTGAGGCATCGGCAATGTGCGCCGCTGCTTGGTGGACATCCCTACGGATGGAGTTGTCAACGACGATGTCAATGTACGCCTCATAGTTGTAGCTAGTTGGCGTATCTGAGACGACCTCAGCGATAGCTAATGCGCCTCCGGCATCAGCAAGCTTGCCGTCGTTGTTGAGCCTGTCAGCTAGCGTAACGATGTCAATCGTCATGCCGTTAGAGAGAAGTGACTTAATACCATTGAACATAGTTCGGCATTGCATGTCGTCAAAGTCCTGCGCCGAGATTCTCTCGGCAACCATACCCGCAATGTCTCCAGAGATCAGACACGCCCCGATCAGGGCCCTCTCTGCCTCCCTGTTGGTTCTGGTCATTAAAACACTTCCTTGGTGTGGTACGCCTCTTTAGCGGCTACCAGAACCTCTTGCAGGCTCTCTACCCCAATGTTCTCCTGCCGGCCCTGCTCGTCAATGCTCGCTGCGCATTCGTCGCATAGTCCGCGATCAATCTCAAATCCCTCAATGAAGCTCATCTCGCACTCATCGCATCGATACACCTTGTTGCCGTATGGATCCTCAGACATCTTCTTCCTCCTTCTTGATTCGCTCCCACATGAAGCATGGCTTCATCTTACCAGCATCTATGCGCTTGCGGTATTTGCCGCAGATCGGACAGCTGCCGTCGTTAACGTAATCCCCCCTACTAAGCTTCTCCTCCGTTGTCTCCTTTGCTTTCGCCATGTAGCGCCTCCTCTAGTGGGATCTCTACCTCTGGCCTGGGAAACCCGGTCAGTAAGTAGTAGTCAATCCCATGCTTCTTGCAGTACGCCCGGAGTGATACCCCCGCCTTCTTCGCGTCTGCTACAAAGAAGTATAGCACATCCTTGTCTGGCTTTGTCAAGCGCTCTCTAAAGGTCATACAGGTCACCAATCAATCTTCGGCAGGTCGGGTAGTCCCGGTGAGCTGCCCACATGGAGATCTTGTACGACTCTCCGTCAAGGTACTTATCTACCAGCATTAAGTACTGGTTAGCCCACTCGCGGCTATGCGTGCCAGGCGTGCAAACGTGCGCCAGCTCGTGGAGGATGGTGTCCTTGTCGTAAGGGCTCGTGCACAGCATGAACTCTTCACCATCGGCCTCCCCCAGTGGGCACTTGTTCTTCTTTGTACTATCATGGAAGTGGATGAGGACACGCTTTACCGCTATGTCCTCCGCAGCAAAGACCTCTTTCATCCATTCGATAGACTCGCCCCAGAAGGTCTTCACCTTCTGGGGCGTGCCGGCAGAGAAGGAAAACTTAACGCTTGCTCTTTTGCTTTGACGCCCAGACATTGTTTACCTCCCGTAGCTTCTTCTCTGCCTCATCGTGTGTGAATACTTCAGGTCCCTGACCTAGGCTAAAGACCTCTCCCTGCTTGGCAGTATACCACACCCTAGCTTTCCATCCAGATTGACCGTAGAACAGTATGGCACGGGTACGCCCATTTGGCCAAACCATCCCCTTTAGGTCAACGAAGTTCATCTACCGTAAGATTTTCATCAATCATTTCGTCAAGAGCTGCCCACTTCTTAGGTGGAACGCCACGGCTGACGAATGACCACTTCCCCTCGCCCAGGGCAATCAGGATTAGCGCGTAATTCGCGATGTCAACCAACGCGTCACGTACGCCTTCGTTGAACCAGCCGTCTCCGACTTTAGCTTTTCCATCCACGATAGATCCATTGAGTGACGTGGCCACTCGCGAGCACTTGTCTTCCGCGAGACGAGAGAATACCCCGTATGGGCCGAGGGCTTCAATGTTCCCCGGTCCGTAGCCAGCTTGCCGTTGTACCATGACCGCGTGGGCTTCCATCGAGAGGTCATGAAAGTATTCAATAAACGCTTTTGGGACATCTTTATTCTCCTTCTTCATTCTCAATCTCCTCCATAATTTTCTCTGCCAACTCCTGCGTAGCTACCTGCGTAACTAGGATGACTTTCTCATCGCACTTCGCACAGATAGCTACGCGAACGGAGTATGGACCAGCGAGCTTAGCGCCTGCTCGGTGCGGACTAATCTTTAGACCACCGCACTTCGGGCACCCAAGTCCGTGTTTCACTTGCGCTTATCCAGCAGTGCGAACGTCAGGAGAGATGCCCCAAGCGCCGCTGCGATGTTCGCAGTGGTGCCCAGAACAACCGCCCCGAGTCCGATAGATGGGACAAACGTGTCCCGGAACCTAGGGTGCGCTACCGCATCCCTTGCAGCTGAACTTATGTTCTTAAGGAACGCGACTTGCTGTCGCTCCTCGTCAGGCGTCGTCGCCATCTTCAAGCTCCACCAGCTTCAATGCAACACCGGCCGACAATTGAAGCACATTGTCAAACGGGATCTGGACCTCACTGCGCTTGTCCTCAGGGACAGAATCCAGATACTTGTCAACGAACGTAGCCACTACGATGCCAAACGCGACGTTCCATCGCGCAGACAGAAGGGCAATGTTACCCTTGCGGCTCTTCTTCTGTGGTACTGCCATATGCCTTCTCCTTCACCACTAACCAATCCCGCTCATCCATGATCACCATGACACGCCTCTGGGTGCCAGGCCCAGGAGCGTCCCCGATCACGAGGTAGGGGATTTCCCCAGCCTTCACAATAATCTTCTCAATCCATCCCCAGTACTTGTTGGAGAACATAGTCCCAACCTTAGTCTGGATCTTGAACTTACCGTCAACCGTCACGTCGTCTGGGCCACCGTACATGCCGGTGCGTCGACCTCCGTGCTTCTTAGCCGTCTCCCGCTCAAAGGCATTACCCCTTGAGCGGTTGAGGCGACCCATACGAGACTTGTCAATCATCCTCGTCCTCCACTACAGCTATCGGTGACCCTTCACCAACGCCAGCTGAGAAGATCCCAGCCCAGAACTGCTTCTCGCCTTCCTCCTCAAGGGTCTTAACCTCGTCGTCAGCCAGTCCACCGGAGTGGGCTGAGATGAACGAAATTGACTTCTGGCGATACGCCTCCATAAACATCTCTTTGCTGTAGATCGCGACCTTCCTCGGTCGGCCATCTGCCTGGTACTGAATACCAATGGCAGCAAGGCCAGCCGAGATTTCGTCTACAAGCTTTGTTTCGTCGGTCACGAGCGCTTCTTAAGCGGTCCCCAAATCAGTGGGCTTGCCTCGTTAGCAAGAAGGCTGTACCCCTTAGGGTTGCCCTCCTTGTCAGCTCGCTCCTCAAGCTTGCCAATGACGTGCAGGTGCTGTCGTGGATCGTTTGTCTCTCGGTTTACCGTACTATCATAAATCTTCTGGATGTGGGCGGCCAAGTCCTCATCAAAGACGAGAACAGTGACGCGCTCATATCGGTTTGGAGCTGTTGACTTGTCTCGCGTGGCCTTGTCCGCAGAAAGGAATGCGTCGTATGCAAACGACTGCAAGCTTCCGAAGAACTTCCACACGTCTCGACCAGCCTTGGTCAGCTCCTTCACTGGAGCAATCTTGTCTGTTAGCCAAAGATCAATCCTATCCATTAGAAACCCCACTCTCCGTCAGCCTTCTTTGACTGACCTTCCATCGGTTGAACCGTGTCCTTGAAGATCTCCTTAGCTGCCTTTGAGATTGCAGCGTCAGCAGTATCGTTCTCAGGATCATCTCCGGTTGGGATAAGGAACGTCGTCAGGAGCGCATACTTAAGAGCCCCTGTGGTCGCCTTGTACACGTGCTTGTCGCCTGAGTCGGCGCCAGAGCCAAGGGAGAAGATCGTGAGCTTCTCACCTGTCTCGCCGTCAACCAAGACCCACGAGTACTTGAACGTGAAGACCTTCTGCTTGCCGGATGGCGACATCTCCTCGCTAATCTTCTCAATGTCACCAGGAAGGATCGCCACACCCTTCGCGGAAAGCTTCTCGCGGATGGCGTCGGCCACCTGCGATGCCAGCACGTACTTGTAGTTCTGGGCGCTGTTCGTACCGCCCTTGGAAATGTAGCCGATCTCTCCCATGATCTCGGCCAGCTTCCCTGCCAATGTCTTACTCGCCATTTTCCCCTCCTCTGCACTTCGTCAGGAACGGGCAGTACCCACATGGGAACAGCCAGTTTCCTGTCTTCTTAGACCGATACTTCTCCTCCGGTAGCTTCCACGGCGGAGTATCCTTGAACCGATCACTGTTCAGGATCTTCAAGATGCGCAGTGACTTGTCTAGCCACTTCTCGTCCACGATAAACTCTTCAGTGACTAGGTCGCTCGCTCGAATGTACACTAGCCGCGCTGAGTACTTATGACCGCGCATCCTGGTCAAGCTCTCTGCGTAGATAGCCGCCTGAATCTGGTGCTCTGGCTTCGGAATGAACTTCCAGGCGGAGTCCTTCACCGACTTGTACTCAATCAGCTCGTGCTGACCGTCCTTCCATTGTACCACACCATCGGCGTTTCCTGCAAATCTAAGCTCCGGAATTGACACCGGCACCTCTTCCTCGTAGGAGATCAGGTGCTCAGAGTTCCGAAGCCTTCGGTTGAAGGAATCGTTGATAATGTGACCACGCTCAAAAATACGAAAGACCTCGTCGCCGCGGTCGTCCGTAGGGGTCTCGCCATTGGCGTAGTACCACTGCTGCCTGAGGCAGCTACCCAAGAGAGAGCCTCGCCACTTATCAGATGGCGGACGATCTGTCCTTGAGCTACGGAGTCCCTCGTCAAAGAGGTCTCCAATCATCTTGTTAACCATACCCCTCCTATGCCCCACCAAATAAGTCCCCCAGGCCGGAGGGGCGCCGGCCTGGGGAAGAACTTAACCGTTCAGGATGGAGTCTACTATAGCCTCCCAGTTATTGTCAAATCGGATAGCCCTATCGTCAACGTAGGCCTTGGCTACTGGCTTACCAGCTCCCACCCAGATCTCGTTATAAGGCACTCCCCACTCGTCAAGACGCTTGCGCATCTCGTCTACCCGCTCTGCCCTGTCATCAAATTTCTCCCATGCCCTGGCAGAGTGAATAATGATCTTGTAACCATTAGCTCGCAACCTATCAAGCGCCTCTATGACGCCCAATGCGGGGACGGTTGTTCCGAACACGCGTACTGCGATGGTGTCATCGTAGTCTACGCAAACGTTACGTGCGCCTTCCAGGTCTGCGTTGATCATCGATGGATGCTGCTCAGGAGCGGCTTCATCTTGGCGAATACGTCTCGCAAGACAAGCACGTCCGCTTCGCAGTGCTCAACGATTGTACGGAAGGCCTGCTTGCCCTCCTTGGTGTGACGTCGCTCGGCTTCCTGCCACAGGCGAACGTCAAGAGGCGTCTTGCTATTGTTGGTGCGGAAATACTTGGAGATGTTCTCCAAGCTGCGTCGCCCGGCACGCATGTGTCGTCCTGTCGCGTACCACATCAGGTCAATATGCATCTGCGTTCCGATTGGCCGCTGGCCAGTCTCAAGCAGTCGCGCATTGATGATCGGAAGGTCAAACATCTTTGAGTTCCAACCGACCAGGATATCGTACTGTGCCAGCTCGTCGGCGATAGCCTTAACAAGCTTGCTGTCGTCCATCCATGTCTTACCCTTGTGTGTCTCTAGCGAAAGGGTCTTAACGTTACCGTGCTCATCTGCAACGCTCATGCAGAAGATCGTAGTCCACGACGAATACGTGGTCTCGAGGTCGTAGAATGCCATCCGGAAGCCGGCGTAGTCACCCTTCGGCACTGACTTAACCACCTGTACGTCCTTAGGTGCCTCTGGGTGCGTTGCTGCGTAACGCTTATGCAGCTTCTGCGCCTGGTCCTTACTGATGTCTAACTGGGTAGCGATCTCCTGAAAGGAGAGCCCCTTTTCCTTGAGCACAGCAATGCGCTCAATCGCTCCATCGTTTGCCATCTTTTCCTCCATACCTTGCAGAGGGAAGTCCCCTCCTACCCGCAATTATACCACAGAACGCTATCCTCTGCCGAATTCGCTCGTCTTCACCAGGTCCAGTGTTACACGTTCCGATCCGTCGGCTGGCAGCTCAAACCGCACCCCGCCGACAATGTAGGTGTCGGCGATAAAGTCTGGGCTGAATGTGTTGGTGTAGTTGACATTCTGCCTTCTCACTGCAATGCGCACAATGTCCCCAAGGTAGAAGTCTTCAAAAGGCCTGACGCTGTCCGGGGCCAGCTGAACGCTAACCATGGACACGTTAAGGATGTCGCTTGACTTGATTACCTGTGACTGCGCGTACTTCTCAAGCTCTGCAGCATCTGCAAAGTTTGCCTGAGTTGAAAGGATTGGAGCATACCCGTACTCCTGGATTGAGGAATCGTTCTCGGCTAGCTTGCCCTGAGACCTAGACCCGCCAGAGCTGGTCGTTGATCCCGTTAGGAATGCGGTTGATGGAACCACCCTAACAGAGTTCCTTAGGTCCTTGCCGTTGCGTCGGTATCTAAACTGGTCAACAATCCCAGGGTAGTCAAGTACGAACACCGGCTCGTCCTGAGAGAGCGCTGGGGATACGTACACCTTAGTGCCTGGAGCGGCTGATCCTCGAACGCCAACAAAGTTGAATACTGACCTCCAAGGGATCTTGATGTCGTCAACTACGTCCCATCTAGCTGATGAGTCTGGCGTCAGTAGGTTGGCGGCCATCTCCTTGTCGCACATGCTGCGTAGGTAGGACAGGATTGATTCACCTGAGGTAAAGTACCTAATCAGTTCTGAGTTCCATGACTGCCCGGATGCCAGTGCGTATGTAAGCCACCCAAACCGGCTGAATGATCCACCCTGAGACACCACGTACGGGATCTGTTTGTCAAAGATGTTCTGGAGCGTCTTCTTCTCTAGGCCCATGACCACCGTCTGCGAAGACGACGTGCTTGCGCTGATACCGTTAACGTCATGCGTCATGACGCTGCCGTAGTCTGGGCTAGTTGAAGAGGTTTGAGGAGATACGTTAACAAGCTCAGCCGTAGTGTAGGCAGCAAACGTATAGGACACACCGCTGGTAAGGCAGTTGATCTCGTAGGAGTTAGTGATGTTGTGGGCTGTGCCAGTGAAGTTTCCGTATACCCCCCCTACTGTGCTTAGCGTCGGGGCAGTAGCGGCAGGTGCGATTACCTCAGCATCAACCGCGTCGTGCTGCCTAAGCTTGAGACTCCACTTTATAACGGCAGGGGTCTCAGGTTGGCCAATCTCAGCATAGGAATCCGGCCATACGTTGAAGGTGCATACCTCGTCACCAGGGCTAGCAATAATGCTTACACGAATCCTATTGATGTTGAACCTGTTGGGGATGTAGACGTCTTCCTTGCTGTCGTAGAGCTTCTCGTCGGCGTTGATTGCAGATCGCTCAATATATGTGTACCCGGTAAGGGTGTAATAACCATTGACCTCGTCGTAAGACATGTCAATCTTGTTGGCCTCACCAGCCTCATTCTTAGAGTAGACGGCAATCTCGTTGCCAGAGCTTCGGGCTGTGCTGTTTGAAGTTCTCTCTTTCAGGAAAGACTTAGTGGCTGCCGGCCCGTGCGACAAACCGTTGGCGTTGATGTTATTTGCCGTGCTCACAGGGTATGTGTAGACAAGAGAAAGCTTTGGTCGATACGAAGCGCTAGCTGCCGTGCTGTAGATTGTAAAGTTGTCTGTCACCCCGGTCTCGTTTGTGTTGTACATCAGGATGCCGTTGTTGTTGGCTGCGCTTGCCTTCCAGTAGTTTACTATGCTTGAGATTGCAAATGTGTGTGTTGAGTTGTGCGTTGCCGCAATGCCAGTATAGGTAACGTCAGTAAGTCCGCCAGAAGTAGACGAGCTGGCGCTTGCCCAGTCACAGTTAGCGCTGCTTGAGTTACCCCAGGAGCCCTCTGATCCGGTAGAGCTATCGGTTGTCCAGTCAATACCTGAGGCGTTAACCAGCAAGTCTCCCGGAGAGCTGTCAGTTACAGAGTGGTCGGCTGACGTATTGCTCTGGGTTAAGATTAGGTTTGCGGTTGTTACGGTTGCTGCGGAAGTAAGTGTAGATGGCAAGGTAAACTTTACGAGTCCCCTGGAGGTGTATCTCTTAAAGTAGCAATACCCGGTGCTTGATATTGGCGAGGATACAGTTCCAACATTTGAACCACTGGTTGTGGTAAATGTGATTGAACCACTGGTTGTTGATCCTGCCGCAGGGAACCTTCCAGTAAGGGTCCTGAGACCATTAATTCTACTTGAGGATGTCCCGCTAAGGTATACTACATCACCAACATCCAGGAGCGAAAAGGTGTTCCCAGTAATGAACACCGACGCAGCGGTTGATACAATGTAATAGTTGCTCACGTTAAATGACTGAGGAAACGCCCCGATAACCATGTGCTGCTCTGTGTCGTTTGAGTTCCAGTCAGATGTGGTGTTATACAGGGTTGAGGCAGATCGAGTTGCAGTCAGGGTGGTAGTGACCGTCTCGGTGGTACTGGCTGGCTCTGGGCGCCTAATAGCGTCTTCAGAGCCAGACTCTGGCCCCACCAGTTTGGTGAAGTGCATGCTTAGCATGGTCATGTAGTCCATGCCCTCGTAGACAATCTCGTCGTTGGTGGCGTCGTACGTGGTCAGTAGACCGGCCCCAATCAAGACCCAGTTACCAGCGCTCAGCCTCTCAACCTTGTAGTGTCGCTTAAGGGGTACAAGCTCTGGGACAAGGGGATGGTTAATCGGCAGGGTCCAGAAGGCGCTGCCAACGTCGTTAGCGTATACCTCAGAGCCGACGTTCTTTGCGTCGTAGATGACGCACCTCTCGTTGCCAACGCCCCTGTTAGCGCCGATATCAAAGATGCGGATTCTAACGCTGCTGCTCAAAGCCATGCCTCTCGGTACGTAACGACAGCGTCTGCCGTAGTGCTACCCTCAATGACAACTGTTCCCGGATGGACCAGGAAGTCACCGCTGGTGACCACGTGGCTAATCCTGCAGTTGGTCTGTGACATAGTGTCTGTGTCAATGGATATCGCTCCAGCATCAATGGCTACGGCAACAACCGTGCTCGTAAGAAGGCCGCTTGTCCATGAGAACGTCACGGTATCACCAGCCGCGCAGCTGGCCTTTGTCAGCACTGGATACACCGGAGCCGAGCCCCTGTGCTCTCCAGCGCCAGACTTTGTAGTGGTCAGGAACTTCTTAGGATTGGGAGCAATAAACCTGATCTGAGCAGGCTGAGCGAAGCCTTCGCTTGCCTTGCCTACGGAGGTGCGCCTGTTGACATTGTACACTGGCAAGCTCGCTGGCCGCACTAGCATGTCAAGCTCAATACCGCCAGGGAAGTCAGCGGATAGGTCCCACGTTGGCTGAAAGAACCGCAATGCCCGAACGCCGTATGTGGCGTCAAATCCTAGCGGCATCGGCTGTAGGGCTGCGGTAAGGGTGTCAATGTTGTCCCAGAAGTCCCCAATGGTCTCTCCGTATACGGACACCACCATCTCAACCCCACGGGCTCCTAGGTACGCCTCCGTGACGGTTGAACCGTCTCGTAGCGCGGCCTTGTCAATGAACCCTTGCGCAGGAACAGCTGCATAATTAGCAGACTCAACCTTAAACCCTGAGAGAGGAGCGGACCCAACTCGAGTACCGGCCAAGGAGTTCAGGTCAAGAAACGTTGTTGTGCCAGTCTGAATCCGAATAGGACGGTTGAAATCCATTAGGAAACTCTCCTGATTCTCCTGATTCTAGCAAGCAGACGCTCGTAGCGCTGTCGTGCAATTGTGTAGTTCTGGTTAATCATTGGCACCGATACGTCAGTAGCTCCAGAGTTAACCTGCCACTGCTGGAACATGGTGCGGTCTGCCATCAGCTTGAAGAACGCTTCAGCTTGGATGTGGTAGCGTAGCGCCTCTTCGGCCTGTGCGTCAAGGGTATCCACGGTCCAGTCACCGTAGCCGATAAGTCGCAGGTGGCTGATCAGGTCAGACATGCCGGGCTGTAGGTAGACTGTGCCGCCATGGGCTTCCCAGCCGCTGTAGTTGCCGTACCCGTTGGCAGGCTCAAGTGGGCCAAGGGCTTCGTACCATGAGGCAATTGGGCTTACGTTGTTGTCAATCTTGTAGGCAAGGGCGTCAATTCGAATGACCGTCTCCATGCCTTCTGGTAGTGCAATGCTTGTGTGGTGAGAGCTTGAGTATACCTGTGGGACTGCAACGGTAGACGCAACCTCTCTCGGGTATGCCCGGGAGATGTCAACAAGAGCAAGGTTAACCAGGTCAATAAGTTCCTGGTTGCTCCATGTTCGGTCTACGCCGTCAGACGTCCCAGTGTCGCGCAAATCGCGACGTACCTTCTGAAGAAGCGTATCAATTGCTGCCATTTATCTCCTGTCGGGGAACCCCCCAGCTAGCCATAAACCAGCTGGGGGGTGTTCCACCATTAGCTCTGATTACAGAGCGGTTGCTCGCGTCTCAAGACGCAGGTATCGCGTGATACCAGTGTTGGTCTGCGGAACGATCTTCGTAACGAAGCCGTCCGAGACTGCCGTGCTGGAGATCGTGCCGTCGTGCGTCACCGTGAAGGTGAGCGTCGTGTCGGTACGAGCAGTTACGGTCCAGCTGCCGTTAACGTTGGCGTGGACACCAATGACATTGATCTTCTCACCAACAAACATACCGTGGTTTGCGCTGGTGGTAATGACCGCCGCCGTGGTGGTCTTTGCAACGTTTGACACAACAGCTGCCTTATCGGAGCCGTTGTAGTCGCTCTTGTCAGCCTCGCCGACAATCATCGCACCGAAGCGAACCTTGTAACCAAGGAGCGCTCGCTGCGAGAGTGGGTCGGAGTGGTCGCCACCAGGGGCAACAAAGTACGTCTGCATCGTCTGTGAGTCGCCGACGACGAATGCGTCAGGACCGAAGAAGAGTGCCGAGTACACTGCCGTACCGCTGACGTCAAAGGTCTTGGCCTCAGGCGAAACGAGGAAGCGTACGCCAGAATAGGCGCCGATTTCACCGTTAAGGAGGTCCAAGGACTGAGTGTACTTCGTGGCTTCAAGGAAACCATGATTCGAAGTATCCGTCAACAGGTCGAACTGCTGGTTAGGGTGAATGATGCAACGGTAGTATCCGTCAGCATAAGGAGGGATGTTGGCCGTCTTAAGACGAGCAACAGCCTTCTTAACTTCAAGACCGTTGAGCTTGTAGCTCTGGCGAGCAACACCGTCGGCGATGTCCGAAAGGGTTGCGCCAGCAAGGCCGGCTCGGGTAGTGATGGCGCTGTCGCCAGACGACTGACCCTGAGCGTAGTGTACACGGGCCGTACCCGCGTTCATGACGTCACGGACGATGCGATCCATCGACTGTGCCGCTGCGAACGAGATGCGCTCGGAAGCGATGGACACCAAGTCATGCGGCGAGTCCTGCTGGACAATGTCGCTGAGGCTGGTGTACGCACCGTACTGCTTTACCGAGAAGTACTCAGTGCGAACACTGAGGTTGACCACTGGGTCAGGCGTCACGCCTTCCGACAGTTCAGTCAACGAGTGGCTGATGTCTGGATAGCGTACGTAACGAATTCGATCGGTGCCCTTGATAAAGGTTCCCGGCATATAATTGCTCGGAAGGGCGTGAACCATGCGATTTCGGAGTTCTACCTGAACACTCTGCGACACAAGCTCCTGAACGAGCTTCTGAAACGCATTGGACTCAGTCCCGTTAAAGGACTTGAGGTTGTTCAGAGCAGGACCCGAAAGGGTTGATGTAGTAGCCATTTAGCTACCTCCTCTACTCTGCAAAGGGGTTGCCAAGGGCGCGAATTGCGTCCTTGATGTCCTCTGTCTTCATTGGTTTATCTGTTGCGACGTTACGCTTTGGAGCGTTAGCGTCGTTAATTTCTCCGGCGGCCTCGCCACCAATGTGCGACTTAACGAAGTTCTCAAACTCCGCAGCACGCTCTGCCTCAGAGAGGTTACGCACCTTCTCCTGGAAATTGTAGTACTGAGGGAAGCTGGCTTTCAGCTTCTCCGACTCGTACCGCGTCTCCGTGTTCTTGAGCTCGTCTTCGAGCTGCTTGATCTTGCGTGCTGCCTTCTCAAACTCCGACAGGGAGGCTTCCTCTTGGAGGGCCTTCCACTGTGCGAGCTCTTCGTACTTGAACTTAAACTCCTCTGCTGCCTTTTGGGCTGCAGTTAGAGCTTGGTCCTTTCCTGAGAGACGACGCTTCCAAGTGGCGACATCATCCTCCGCCTCAGTGGCTGCTGGAGGATTTACACCCTCTGGCTGCGACTCAAGCGGATTCTCCGCCGCGACTTCAAGGTCTGCCATCTCTGGCTCCTTTCTTATATATCCCCAGGTCAGTATTTCTGACCTGTGTTATTTCCTAAATGTACCTACGTCTGTGTTAAACTTATCTGTGAGCAAGTCCGCAGCCCCACCAAGGACCTCGGCACCGGACTTAGCCGCAAGCTGGGCAAACCCTCCTAGTCCAGTCCTGGCCACCCAGTCAGTGGACTCTCCAAGAAGATCTGTTGCCTTGTATTGGTCATACCCTTGGCGTGAGATTGTTGACACTGCAGAACGGAACCAGTGCGGGGTGACGACCGTCATGTCCGTAGGAACCGCAGGGATTAGCTGCGTCAGAAGGAACTGCCAGTCTGGCTTCTCTTCTGTCGTCTCCCAGCCAGGAGGAAGGTCGTTGTAAGAAATGTAATCTGCCATTTTCCTGTATGCGACGTACCCAGCTCCTGGCGCGGTTACACCAAAAGGCTTGTGGAACATGAAGCGCGCAAGCTCCGGAAGGGCCTTGCCAAACATGTAGGAGAAGGGGTAAAGGCCAAGGAACGGGTGGTTGATGCTGCGCTCAAACCAAGACCTGTTTGTCTTAAAGTAGTTTACTGCGTTCATCTCTTGTACTGACTTTGCGTATGACCACTTAACAGCCTCAAACATAGCCTGCTCACCAGCGTGATCTTTAAGCAAGTTGCTCGTTGTGTCGGTAAGAATGTCTTGGGTTGATCGAATAGCCGCCCCGCGCTCCCCAGCAAAGTTTGCGTAGCGCTTGACTGTTTCACGAATAGTCTCACGCGCTCCTGCGCCGAGAGTTGAAAGGTCACCGGCGTCAAGTCGGATCTGCTCAATAAGGTTGCCCATGGTGGCAAACTTGGCTCCGTACTTTCTAGCGTTTCCAATAGCCTCAATGATCTTGCTTGCGTCCGGAGTTGATGAGAACCCAGGGATGTAGGCGTCCATAAGCTCGCTTACAATAGCCTTGTGCACATCCGCCAGCTGTAGCTGCGAAGTAAGGCCTCGCATCTCAACTCCGAATGCCTTTAGGGCACTATCATACTCTTTCCGGAGGAACTGTAGGTTCGGACCGACCCTATTGAGCTCAAGCGCATACCTCTGGGCCACGTTGTCTAGCTGGTCAAGGGCTGTTCTGGCGCTAGATACGTCGTACCCTGCGTCCTGAGCCGCGTTAATGAACTTCGCCCGGAAGGTGCTCGTAATGATCCTTGGTCGGGCTCCGCCCTGGATAAGGGCACCGAACTTGTCGGCGGTATGCATTGGTAGCACATCGTTAATGTCTTGAATAATTGTAGCCAGCTGGGATGCCGATGGGTTTACCGCAAACCCAAACCCTGGAGCCTTCATAGTGTTTACTGCGGCTCCACCAAACTTGGCATTCTGCATTTTCTTGTAGTCCGTAGTCCACCCAGCAAGCTGGTCAAATGCGTCAGGGCCGTACTTAGAGTGAAGGGCAGCGTATTCGTGAGGCATATTCTCTTGCACAAACCTTTGGAACTTTGGGGCCAGGTCTGCGGCAGCCATAAGGTCTCTATACTGCTCTTTAAAGTCTGAGGTAAAGTCCCAACCCTTTGCAAGAATGCCGTTTTCTCCAAGAATAGTATCGCCAACTCCCTTACCAGTAAGTCCAGCCTTTAGACCCGCGTCAGCTGATCCTCGTGTCCTTGCACTATACGTAAAGAACGCCTGCTCATGGATTTGCATTGCCTGGGAGGATGCGCGCTCTCCGTACATCTGCCTCAAATCTCGTGCGTCAAGTCCGGCTGCCTTAAGCCTAGCCTCCATGTCTGCTCTGTTCATTCCTCGCAGCTCTGCGTAGAATGGAGACTCAATCAACTCTTGAGCAAAGAACATTGGGTTTACTTTGTACTTGAGTGTAGGATACAGGTTTTCTGAAATCTGCGTCAAGAACTTTCCGATGCCAGGAGCAGTCTTCATGCTGCCGCTGATCCATTGAGAATAGCCTGAGATGTCGTACTCTCCCTTAAAGGCCTTGATAACGTCTCCTTGCAAGTCTGGGGTGCGGATTCCAGCCTTCTGAAGGGCCTGAACTCGTTCCGCAAACGCCTCCCTAACGGAAGGTGCGCCACTTCTTTCTTGCAAAATACCGCCCATAATGTCCTCAAGGGTGTCTTTATCAAGACCCCTAGTTCCAATGCGCTTCTCAACCGCCCTAGTTGTGATCCTCCGGTTAAACTCGTCAATCTCGTCAACGGTAAATCTATTTCTAAGAGTTAGCTGCAACCTTTGCACGGCAGATGAGGATACGAGAGACTGTGGCAGAGGTGCCATCATGGACTGAATTGCCCCCCTAATACCGCCAACCTTGTACGACTGCCTGTTGGAAAAATCTGGAAGACCATCAACAAACTCTGAGGTGATATCAATAAATGGTCTATCAATTGTCGCAACCTCGGGAACTGCAAGTCCCTGCCTCTCAACAGTGGCAATAAGTCTAGGCTCTCGAATAACGTTGTCCGCTGGGGCAATCCCTAGCTCGTAGCCGTCCCTTCTTGCCGCCGCAATAATTCCGTCAATCTCATCTGAACTCCCGGTTAAGGCCTTCCAAGCAGACCTAATTGCCGCTAGCTCCTTAGGAGTAGCCCTAGCCGTAGTTGAGCTAGATGTCTTTGCAGCAGTAAGGAAGTCTTTTACCTGCTGTGCGGATACAGTCCCTGACGATAGCTGGTATCCTGGCTGATGCGCGGCGACGTCTTCAAACGCCGCTGCGGCCTGGGTTGCCCAAACTTTCTTAGTCTCAGCAGCCGCCGATGCTGGGTTCCCAGCCCTGGCCTTATTAAGTTGCGCAATAACTGCCTGAGGGACGTCTGGGTACTGGCTGGCGACTAGTCCCCCCTCTTGACCAAGATTGTCAAACATAGCAAGCCATTGCTCAACCTTGGTGTCAATTAAGCTGGTTGACTTCACAAACGTTGGCCTGGCATAAGCAGCTGGGTCCCCAAGCTCTTTAAGTACTGGAACTATCTGCTCCAACTCCCTAACAGTGATGGGCTTACCGAGAGCCTTGCTGATATCCTTTGCGTAACCGTCTTTTTCGCGGAGCGTCGCCTTCTCAAAGAGTGACGCTACGTGGAGTACGCGCCTTACGTTCCCCATCCTGTTGATGTTGAAGCCATACGACGTTGACCGGGCAAAGGCAAACTTCTGCGAAAGCTGCCGTGAAATGTTAGCAGCTGACGACAATTGACCCGCCTCGTCAAAGTATTTTCCGCCTACTACCAAGCCCTCATCGGTTAGCCTTGCGCCACCGAAGAATTCCTCAAGAATAATACCAATTTGGGCTGGTGTTGCCTCTATTCTCCCTGCAGACCTAGCAACATCGTCAGAGGAGGCGTTGGCAAGATCATTGGCAAGCCTCTCTGCGTACATTAAGGCACGCTTAGAGGCGGCCCTAGAGCTAGTACCTGGAGTAGGGCCGGCAATTCCCACGTACTCTGCCTCTTTCCTAACCTCCAAGGCGATCTCGTCAAGAAGACCGTTGTCAATCATGTCCATGTTTGTAGATGCTGCCCTAACTGCATCCTGAACTGGGTCATAACCAACTAGCTCCGTGTCCATTCGGGACTGCAAAAGCCTATTTCGTAGACGATTCTTTGCAGCCTGCTTGGTCGTTGTTTCGTCAACAATACGCAAGCCGCTTCCTGGGTCCGTTCTTGGTCCGTAACCAGGAGAAGCGTCCTGCATAAATGCAATGATTTCTTCTCGGCTCATGCCGTACTTAACTTCAAGCCCAAGTTCACCAGCGCTGTCCGCAAGTTTTGCAAGAACATAGTCAGTTGTGCCTGGGAACTTAAGAGATCCTCCGCTTGATTCGGTTAGCATATTGAACGTAGCGTCGTCAACGTTATTGTACCTAGCGTCCTTATAGTCCTGGAGCGCCTTGTTAATGTCAGCGTCAACGTTTTCTACAACGTTATCAACTGTTGCCTCAACCTCACCAATCCTAGATCGAGATACAGACTGGATTACAGAGTTTACCTTTGCGATAGCAAACCTTCGCAACCCAAGCTTTGCCACCTCCGCACCAAAGCCCCTCTCTGCTGCTTTGTGGAAATCGTCAACAGTGCTTGCGCCGTGCGCCTTAAGAAGAAGTTGACCAGACTTAAACTTAAGTCCTTCCTTTACCCCGGCTGCAACATTGCGCATTGGGCGAAAGATAGCCTTGTCAATCTCGTTATAAATAAGGTACCTGCCCCTGTTTAGGTCTGGCGGAAGGGCATCCCCAGACTTCTCAAAGGTTTGTATAGCACGAGCCTTTGCGCTTAGATCAAGGCCGCTCTCCTTTGAGATTGTCTTGGCCCCAGCCTTCCACCCCAGCTGCGCAATCTTTGTCCCGACTTTCCCGCCAAGGAAATATCCAGCAGCGCCACCAGCTACGGCGCCTACTGGACCAGCAATGCTGCCTGCGGCGATACCTGCACCCGTTGTTCCAAGCCTTCCTATTGACTTTAGCAGGTTAACTTTGCCAAGAGCAAACGGTGTCAGGTTGAGAGGGTCAAGGAGGAGCGACAGTCCCAGGTTGACTGTTCTGTCGTTTGCCAAAGACCTTCCGGTCTGTCGCATATACTGGATAACACTCTCTTCTGATGCGCCGCTATCAACCATGGCCTGGATGTCGGCAGGGAGTGTTCCGTTCGCGGTTTTAACTCGCAGCATGGCGCCAAAGTCTTGCACCATCTCTCCAGGCTTGGCAAGAATGTCAAGGAAGATTTTACCAATATTTCCTACGACGTCCCCCACGCTTCCGTCTCCAATCCTTTGGCTAGCAATAAAGCCAAGGGGGCTTGCGCCAATGACGTCTGCTCCAACCTTGATTCCTGCGCCTAGGGCCTGACCGGCCATGCCGAGACCTCGGAATGGCAGTGAGGCGGCGTAGTCTAGCGGGTTGCTAGAATCTCCCCCTTGTGAAAGAGAGTTAGGTACATCCAGCAGCCTACCAGTGTTAAGTGTCCCGTCTGACCCTACCTTAATGTTCAGCTCTCGAGAAGTAATACCATTTCCGCTTTGCGGACTAGTATCGTACGGTGGAGTTGGATCAATGATGCTACCGCCAATTTGGACCATTACAAGTTCCTCATTCTGCGCGTCGTATCAGATGGCCTCATGCTTGGGCCTCCTGGTGCTTTGCTGTTAGGAATCCCAGGCGATACCGCTGGTGCGGTGACTCCTGGACCATCTGGATTTAGGCCAGGGCCAATAATAGGAGCCCTTCCCCCAGGAGGTGGGGCAATTGGATCAACTGGAGTTAGAGATGGGGCAATGTTCCTAAAGGTATGCTCCATAAGGTCAGAGGTAGGAATAAACTTTCCAGTCTGAGTGCCTCTGACTCCGGCTGTTCCGCCCATGCCAGCCCCATTTTGAACCAGAGGAGCTGTTGGCTGTGGGTTTCCATTAATCCCAAACGAAGGATCTGTTGAGGCGAAAGCGTTAGGGTCGGGCTTAGATCCGGCAGGAGCTGGTGGAAGGTTGTCCTTGGTGTTGTCAGTACTATTTGTGTACCTGATGCCATCCTTAAAGATATTCCACGTCAAACCTCCGTCACCCTGATCCGCGCTGAGCTCAAGACCATTGAGGATCATGTTAAGAATCTTCCCTCCTGGGTCGGTAATTCCCTTGTTCTTCCTAAGCCAGTTTGATACAGCGTTTCTTGCGTCTGTACCTTGTGCCCCAGAAGTGAAGATTTCCATTCTATAATCGCTAAGAAAATCTTCTCCAAGAAGTAGCGTTCCACCAACATTAGTTACCTGTACGTCTTTTAGATTAATTCCTGCGGCCTTCATCCAGTCAGTAATAGCAGGTGTTCCAAAGAGACCAGTAGCCGTAAGTGCCCTAAGCAAATCATTTCCTGCGGTGAAATTCATAATCCCAGGTGTTGATGCGTCTGGCTCAAGCCTAAACCCAGAGAAGTCTCCAGTCGTTGCATTTGGCTGAGAAGAATACCAAGTAGTAAAGCTCTCAATTTGAGCTGAGGTAAATGCAACTGGCTTTCCCATGCCGGCAGTAAAGTCAAGAATGATTAGATCATTTGCATCGTTTCCTCCAGCGTAGTTTCCACCACCCGGCACAGGAACAAACCTAATCTTTTTTCCATTGACAAGCCCGTCTTCTCCCTTGAATGGGATCGACTGGGTGTAGTAGATGTCCCCGTTCTTCCCGGTAGAGATTACGTAGTCTTTGCTGCCTACGTTTGCGCTTGGTACGACACTGAACGTAAACTCTCCAGTCTTTGGGTTCATCTTGTAAGCCATTGCTCTGGTTGGGTTGCCGTTTGGATCTACTGTGTCAGTAATTGATTTTGGGATATATGTTGACTCAATATAAAGTCTAAGGATATCTCCGGTGGTCACGCTTCCGGCTCCGCCAAGAGCGTTGTCCAGAGCTGACATGGTACCTGCAATCCCTAGGTTGTATAGCTCGTTTGGGATTGCTCCGCTTGTAGCAGCGTTAGGGTTATTCTTCATTACAAACAGCCACTCTCCAATTCCGTTTGCAATATCTGTCTTGTCCATTCCGGCGGTAGCTCCGTTTGCGGAAAGAAAATCTACGAGATCTCCAATGGTCTTAATTGCAGGATTACCTGGGACAAGACCCTCAATGTAGCCTGACCCATATTGGTTTACTTGAGCAATCGTGGAGCTATCCGTTACGTTGGATTCAAACCCGGCCCCGGCAACGCTTCCTACTAGCTGGTTTAGGGCGTCCCTAGTTGCTCCTGGCTCACCTGAGAATTGAACACCAATGCTACCTCCCACCTTTGCGTATTCCCCGTTGAATGAGGTGACGTAGGGGCGCGTTGACGCCGCGAATGCGCCGTTTGTATACTTAGTTGAAACTTCGTCGGCAAACGTAATCCACTTGCCAATATCGGCGCCATAGCCTTGACTCTTTAGCTCTTCAAGTTGGGTTGAAAGGTCCCCAAAGATGCCTGCGATGGAGCGCATTTCCTCAACGGACAATCCGTTTGCGCTTGCGCCAGCGTCAAACATAGCTGAGTAGTCCATGCCGGATGACTGGACGATGTTGGAGAACCTAGTGAGCCAATCGTCACCATTACCCTTGCCAAAGTCTTTGGAGAGAGACTCAACAACGTCTGTTGAAGAGACGTAGTTGCCAAGGATTGGCTTAACCAACCTCTGAATGGCTGACGCCATGGCGTCAGTCTCGTCTCGCATTCCATTCTCAATGGCCTCCCCTCGTGCGTTCTCTGCGTCGGTCTTTGCCCTTGAGATGGCCGAGGCACGTGCCTGAACGATGTCCCGGTACGTTTGGCTTGTCGCCGTAAGTCCGTTGGCTCGGGCTCGAACAAGTTCGGCATCGTAGAATTTGACAAGCTGGTTGGCCGTATACTTCTTCTCGTTAAACCCGTTCACCATATTCTCGGCAGCGTAATTGTAAGAAACGGTATAGAGCTTGCTCTTTAGTCGCTCCCTGTCAGATACGGTCATGCCCTCGTCCCCAAGGATGGTATTCATCCACTTCTCGTACGCTGCACCATCAATCTTAGCGGACCCAGAACCACCAATAAGTGAAAGGTCAATGGAGTTACCAGCCTTGTAGGCATTGTCCAGGACAGTCTCAATGTCTCGAAGGGACTGAATCCGGAACTCTTCAGCCTGGGTTCGGAATCTCTCCGCCCCAGTTGAGTCGCCAACGGCGTCGGCAGCGGAGGCCTGAGCCTTGTACCAGTCAACCAGTGTTGCCGCCGTTGCTGGACGAGTCGTACCGTCAGAGGTAAACAACCCAGCTGCGCTTCCGGACATCATATTGTTCTTGTATGCCGTCAACATCGTGGTCTCTTGATTGTTGCGCTCTTCCTTTAGCAGAGAATAGACAAGCGACGACAGGTTCTGTGAACCCGATGCCGAACGTCCGAACCTACCTCGTCGTGCCATTGTAGTCCTCCGTTATCTTGCTAGGCGATTGATGGTTTTGTTTTGTCGTAGAGCCGCAATCTGCGCCCCTAGGTCACCCGGTTGGCCAACTCCAGCTTGTGGGTCAGCGCCTGGCTGGGCGTTCTCTGGAAGCATTTCCGGAGGAACTTCACCCATCTCTCCGCCATTCATCATCTCGGTGCCCTGAGACTGTCCTACCTGACGGAAGGCATTCTCAGCAGAGGCCTGCTGCGCCTGTAGTTGCTGCTGGATTCCAGGAGGGACTCCTTGGCCGCCCATAGCCTGAGGGTCTCCTTGCGGTTGCTGTGGCTGTTGCTGCTGCATCATAGCCTGCTGCTGCTGCATTGCCATCTGCTGCTGCTGAAGCTGCTGGAACATCATCATGAGCTGACCCATTGTGAGAACTGCAGCTGGGTTGAGGGTTGCGTCGGTCTGCTCGTCGCGGATGATCTCCTTCTCGCCTTCTGGGTCCTCCACGCCAACTCGGTCCATTGCGCGCTCTGCGCTCCAGATGCGACCCTGAACAAGGTTGAGTGCAGTCTGGGCAAGCTCAAGCGTGTCTCGTGGGGTAAGCTCAGGAGGGGTAATCTCTAGTCGATACTCGCCACCGATGATCTCGCTGATGGCCTTATCCTTGGCCTCCCACATTCGGGCGGACATCTCCCAGACCTTCTTCATCCAGGAGTAGAGTAGCTTCCGCTTAGGGGCGATGCGCTGTTCGTAGTTGGCAACGAGAGAAGCGATTGCTCGGCTTGAGCCAAGAACGCTTGACGGAGCCAGCCCAAGGAGCAGGTCGTTGAGTCCTGTGACTACCGCAATTTCGCGGTCGATGCGCTTGTTGTAATCTTCAACCTGGAACTGAGGAATGAATGGCGTAATGGCACGCAACTCATTGCCAGGTCCTGGCGTAGCAACGCGGCCCGGCTTAGGGATTGCGTTGGCTGGAACTTCGTCTGGGGCGTCGCCTCCAACGAGCTGCCACATCTGGCCACCGACAACAGACTGAATCATCTGCGCCTGCGCCGTGATGCGCTCGTCCTTCTCACGGAGAAGCTGCTCAACGTCAAAGAGTTCCGACTTGCCGTATGGGCTGCCAGGGATCATGCTGTTGCGCAACGTGACGTATGGCAGGACACCAGCTAGCTCTGGGTGCTTGGATACCTTAACAATCGTGTTGCCCACAATAAGCGCGTTGCACACGAGTGGTGGCTTGCCCGGCTTGGTAGGGTGCTTGTACCAGTAGTCAAGCACAGTGATCTTCATGTTGTCATAGGCCGTGTTAATACGACCTGGGTCTCGGCTGTATTCTTTCGTGTAGACATTGGCAAGTGGGTCATCGTGGCTTGCCTGGTACGTGTATGGGTGCCACTTGCTACCGCTCTGGACAGGTACGATCTCAATGCCAAAGTCTTCCATGGCAGCCTGTGGACTTAGGCCGTAAGTGTAGATGGCCCAGTCAATTCGGTTGTAGTTAGAGTCGCCGTAACCTAGATACAGATTCTCTGGGGTGTCAATGATGGTTACCTTAGGTAGGCCAGCCACCCCATCCCAGGTAATCTTAGCTGCGGTATGACCGTAAAGGCTCTTGTAGAGACAAGCCTCCTCTAGGCGTACGTCAAGCTCGTTTGCCTCTGACCAGGCAAAGTATAGCCGCTCTCGTCGGGCAGCCTGCGAGCGACCCTCCTTGTCCATTGTGGTAGGTACGTAGTTAACTACCGGAGGCACTGCCTGCAAGGATGATGGAATGTTCACATATGCTGGATGTACGTTAACGGAAACGTGAGCACGCCCGGCAGTGCGAGCTGACGGGTCCTCCGCCCAGTGATCGGCACCGCCGAGCGTGAGCGTATTAGGGTAGTAGAAGTGGTCAAATCTACGGAATGTTGATCGAAGTCGGGCCTGCTCAGGCTCCTGCATATGCTTCTTAGTGTAGGCATCCTTGAGGATGGCGTAGTTCTCGTCGCTTGCCGGATCAATGTCCTTAAGGGACAAGGCGCTAGACGCCATAGTCAAAGCGTGCTGGTCGGCGTCTGGCAGTTTATACTGTTGCTTTGCCATTAATCAGAACCTCCAAAATATGTGAACACCGGATTTTCTACATAGGTGTGTTGATTTCTGAGGGCATGTCGAACGGCTACTGCCAGAGCCATAACAGCGTCCTGCTCCAGCTTCTTGTCGTCCAGCTTGTACGCCAATAGCTGGCGGCGAAGCTGCATCCAGATGCCAGTCCTTGGGAAGCTAATCATCTTCTTGTCCATTGTTGCTTTTAGGTCAGACAGGAGCTCAAGCTTCTTTGCTTTAGTCCCGCCAAAGTCATATCCCCTTAGTGGCTTGATGATGCTGAATTCTTGCTTGAACATCTTGCCACCGAACCCTGTCTCATCTAAGATCGTTGTACAGTTTGAATCTTGATTGTAGAGAAGATGTCCTTCACGAACCATGTTCACTACTGCTTGTATTGTTTGTTTTCCTGTTCTCGTCCTCGCTCGCACTCCTATTATAGCATCTTTCACAGTATTGTCAAGTGTGATGGCCCAGGTACTATCACTAAGGAGGCCTGGGTCGCATCCCTGTACGTACTTGCGCTTGGCGGCCGGTGGCTGCTCTGAGGGTAGACTGTCCACGAAACAGGAGTCAACGGAGATTGAGCTGAAGTATGCGTTGCTTGCTTCAATAAAGAAGCCGTCAATGTTCTGTGGAATCAGGTATTCTGTCTGCTGCCTGAGGATGGCATCAAATGTGTCAGCAGCTAGACCAAACCCAACGTTGCCACGGGTAGAAAGCCTGAAGCTAAAGACCTGGGGGTCCCTGTCTTGGTTGGCAGTGTTGCCCATCTCCCACAGGTCTGCGTAGTCGTTGATACCCTCGGTAGGGGTTCCAATGAAGTGGAGCTGCCCACCCGTTGACAGGCGCCGTAGGTTCAGAACCTCCTGGTAGATCTGCATAAGGTGAGGCTCAAAGGCAGCCTCGTCAAACGAGATGCCGTTCATGTCCTTGCCTAGGAGCGCCTTCGCCTTCTCTTGGGTAGTCCTAAAGTGGATGTTGGCCCCTCCGACTAGTGGGTGGAACTGAATCCACAGGTATTCACCGCGGTACTTCTTGGTGTGGTCAATGACCCGACCCATCTCTGAGATTAGGGGGCAGCCCCGGCCTCTCTGTGCCGGGTGACCGCCCTCTAGAATCATCGAGATTTCGCGGTGCACCAGCTCCGCTGTCTCTTGCTGAATCCCCACGTGGTACCACTCGTACGGAGAGTTCTGCCATCGCATCGCGTCTTGGGCGGTCCCGTCGGTTGGCTTAACCCCCAGCTTGTAGAACGCGCTGTGGAACACTGCCACAGCCATTCCAAGCGTCTTGCCGGCACGGTTGCCAGCGGAGCATACTGTTGTAAGGTACTTAGGCCTCCAGCCAGACTCGTCTCTGGCTGCCATACCCTGAATCCATTCAATTTGCCCTGGGTGGAGCTCAATCCCTAGCCAGCGCTCAGCGAAGAAGACAGGGTCGGTCCTGCCCCTGGTTAGATCTGCAGCTGCCTGGCTGGTGACTTTCAAGCTTTGTTTCTTGAACTAATAGCAGCGGCCTTCTTCTTGGCGTCGGATTTGCTGCTAGCTCCCCATGCCTGAAGGCTAAGGAGCAGGCGAGTAGGACGGCCCTTCTCGTCTCGCTCCGGCCCCCGCATGTTACCCATACGGGCCAAGAAAGAAGCACGACGTGGATTGTCCCCGGATTTTACTGGAGCCTTGAGAGTTCCGCCCTTGTAGGAAGCTCGGCCCTTGGCGTTAAGTCCGCCCTTAGGGTTCTTCCCTTCTTTACGCGTCCAAGCTGGCGTCTTTGCCATCTGTAATCTCCTCCGCATGCATTTCAATCATTTCGATTATCGGACCACCACCAAGGATGCTGGCCAGTGATACCGCGAGGTCTCTATCTGCAGACTTCTCTACGCGACGGTCAATCATCTCTTGAGCCCTAAGGCCCTCTGTGAGCGTTGGCATGAGCACCCCGTCGTCAACCATGCGCATGACTTGGTCCCTAACCAGCTGGGCAAGGTCTCCCTTTGTCTTAATTGTTCCTTGCTGCTTTTTGAAAGCTGTTACTGCTCTCTTCTTTGCAGTTTGAAACTCGTCTGTTAGGTGCTCTCGCTTGTGCATACCTAGAGTGATGCGCGAAATGTAGGCATCGTTATCCTTTAGCCACTTAGAGATCTGCGTGTCCGGAGACCCGCGGCGCATCCGCTCAGTGATCTGCTCGGCAAATGGGCTTCTGCACGCGGCGCACTGCGCCAGCACAGGAGCCTTAGCGAGTTCGTCCATACCTAGTGTTGTCCTCGTCCAGCCATCGCTGCAGCACTAGAAGAGCTGCGCTGATTGCTGATGCCGCAACGGCCTTTACGCCGTCACCGTTAAGGTCAAAGATACTTACTCCAAGACCAAGGAATACCGCAATAGCGGTAGATAGGGCTGCCTGGACCGCGTCCAGGGTTGCCGCAATGATCTGATCTTTCATCGTGTTATCTCCTTTAGCCACCTCAATCTTGCCGACTATGGCCCGGGCGACTTTAAGGGCCAAAACGGTGTCTACTAGCTGGGATGGCGTCTTTACGCTTGGGTAGTCTTTTGGACGCTCCTGGTGGCGCAAATCCGCCTGTACGGGCGCTTTAGAGGTAGTCCGAGCAGCTTGCGTAGTAGCCACAAGGGCAGATGAGCTTACAGGCACGATCTGTGAGCGAAGATCCGCAATTGGGGCAGGTGCGGATAACTTCTTCGGGACTGCCGTGAAGATCAGGCAGCGCTTGTGGGGTGCCTCCCCCTTTGATGCCGCAATAGCCTTCAGGTCCGCAAGAGAGACCACAACTGCATACGCTTCTTTTCCCTTGCCACTCATAGTTGGGTCTGCCCATTGTACTTTCCCTTCGCTCAATGCTGCGCACGTCATGTGACCGTACGTCTTCCCCGGGTTTCTCTTTTGATGCGACTTGTGCCATGCGCTCATGGGGACGGTTGCAGGGTAGCCCTTTGCCTGCTGCACGTTGATGCCGACGATAGCGCCAGCCTTAAGTGCGGCAACCACTTCATCCCATGACTTAGCGTACTTAGGCTTTAAGCCGACAAGCGGCGCTGCCTTCACTAGCTGTAGGAGTGATGTGGGCGTACCCTGCCCCTCAATGTCCTTCCTACCTACCTTGGTAAGAAACTTTACGCCGTCGAAAGAGTTGTACTTAGAGCCGGTAAGAAAGTTGGCCGCAGCCATAAGCGCGGCAGGTGCGCAGTCGTCCATCCAGCCACCCTTCTCGATGTTGTCGGTCTGGGTTACGATCTTTAGTTTACTCATTATCTCCCACCATTCATCCAGGCCAGTAGCCCCCCAAGTCCGCTTACTCCGAGTAGTGCAATAACGAACTTCGCCAACCTATAAGCTCCGCGGGTCTCCGCAAGCTCTACCTTGATCTCGGCAAGATCGACCTCAATGCGGTCTAGTCGCTCAAGGATCTGGTCAACGTTACCTCTAGTCATTTTACGATCCATCACCCAGGTAAACAACACTGAGCCTGTTGGCCGTGTCGGTTAAAATTTCATCTCCGCTAACAGTTGCGCTAACAAACCCAGTGATCTTGAACGTCTCTCCTGCAGCCATAAAATATGCGCAGGACAAATTTAGGAAGTCCCTAGTCGTGTTCGTGTAGTTTTGCAAAGTTGCCTCAGCCCTTCTGGTATATGCATTTGATGCTCCGTCGGCAACGTATAGCTGGATGTGCTTTCCCTGTGTTCCTGCTGCAACTTTTAGTGAGGCGTTGATCTGGTAGATACCTTCAAACGGAACGGTTAACACACCGGCCGAGTAGGTAATCTTTCCCCCAGTTGGCCCGTATGTAAGAAGGCTGTCCCATGCAATAACTGTTGAAGATGATGAGTCAGTAGTGCCAAGTGCCTGGCCTGTGTTTGTTGCGATGGCGCCAGTCATTAGGTTAAGGTGGCCAACGGTCCCTGTTACTAGCCCTGTTGCAGTAATTGTGTTAAAGGTAACGTTGCTCGTTGTGGCAATAGATTGTGGAAGGCTTAGGGTCACTGCGCCTGTGCTGGCACTGGCAGTAACCTGGTTGGATGTTCCAGTAATGGAAGATACGTTAGAAGACCATGTTGTGTCGTAGTCCGTGGCACTTACCTTGGAAAGAACCTGACCAGCTGTTCCGCCAACTGCAACTCCAGCACCAGTGGCTCCCGTTGCGCCTGTCGCACCATTCGTGCCGTTGGTTCCCGCTGGGCCAGTCGGTCCAGTAGGCCCCGTGGGTCCAGTAGGGCCTGTTGGTCCGGGTACGGTGCTGTCCGCACCTGTCGCTCCGGTTGCGCCCTGCGGCCCAGCCGGGCCTTGTGGCCCAGTAGCCCCGGTTGGCCCAGTTGCCCCTGTTGCCCCAGTCGCTCCTGTCGGACCAGTAGGCCCCACTGCTCCGACTGAAACAATAATAAGCAGAACGCTATGGTTATTTGCAAAGTTGGTTGTACCTGTTCCAGCGCTATCAACAATTGTTACTGGATAGCTGTTCCAGGTTGAATTATATGTTGGGGTTGAAGTAACTTCCCATTTCTGGTAGTTTGCTGCATTGCTCTGGTCTTGGATAATGAGGAAATCCCCAAGATTTACTAGGTCTAGGAATACCTCATCGTCCTGATTGTCCGCATCATCGTGGCTAATCTGAAGTGCGGTCGAGCTAATCTGGGTTGAGTTGTTCCATGCAAGATGTGTAGCGGCTGGATCACCAGAGGTGGTGCTAGTTTTAGCCTTGTAGTGGTAGTGTGAGGCTGATCCACCAGTTGCGCCCGTCGCACCAGTAGCACCAGTTGCTCCCTGAATACCCTGCGGACCAGTTGCCCCAGTAGGTCCCGTAGGTCCAGTCGGACCTGCTGGCCCGGTCGGGCCAGCTACTGTGCTATCTGCGCCCGTAGCGCCAGTAGGTCCCGTTAGTCCTGTCGCACCCTGTGGGCCAGTAGGGCCAGTAAGGCCAGTCGGACCAGTCGGACCCGTAGGACCAGTGGCTCCAGTAAGACCAGTGAGGCCAGTCGGCCCCGTTGGACCAGTAGATCCAGTTGCCCCCGCTGGGCCCGTAGCACCAGTAAGGCCAGTATCTCCGGTAAGGCCGGTAGCGCCTTGAATCCCTTGGATGCCCTGAATGCCCTGAGCCCCAGTCGGGCCAGTAGGTCCAGTAGCGCCAGTCGGACCCGCAGGGCCAGTATCTCCAGTGTCACCCTTAGGGCCCGTAGGCCCAGTTGCGCCCGTTGCTCCAGTTGGTCCAGTAGCACCAGTTCCTCCAGTCGGGCCTGTGGCCCCAGTTGCTCCGGTAGCCCCAGCTGGTCCGACAATGGTGGCGGCATCCAGTACCTCAACGGTATGGACGACCTCAGAGGCCGTAACCTCGTTCGTCGTCTGCTGGACTTCCACCTGGTCGCTCACGCGTGGGTAATCTCCGGGCTAATATTAAGCTTCCCCTGGAGGATGCGGCGCACCTCTCCTGTAGAAGTCTTTTGAATCTCAATGTCGTAGTAAGCTGTGGTCAATGTTGTTGGCGAGATCGCCGTGGTGTTGGTGGGTGTGATGCTGAAGATCAGTACCCCGGTTGCCTTGTTCGTCTCATCAATGGCAATCGTTGGGCTGCCACCCTCTGACGTCAGTAGAACCGCAGAGGATGTGTTCTCTCGGACCTGCATGCGGAACGTCCACCCGGTCAAGTTGACAGCAGTTCCAGAGGCGTCCTTGTACGTGACGGTAACCTGGAAGGTGCTGCCCCGTTCAATAGTCGCGTTGTAGGTTGGTGCTGCCATTGTATTTCCTTTCTATGGTCCGATTCGAGGTGTAATCTTAATTGCGTTTGTAGGATTGGTTGGAACCCTTGGTCCGTACTTGTTTTGCTGGTTGTTCTTGTTTCCAAATACGTCAGACCAGATGTAGTCTCCGATTTCAGAACCGGCGAACGAACCGCCAATTGCTCCGAACCCTCCGCCGAACGCCCCGACTGCCCCGCCGAGGATTCCGCCGATAGTCATCATTGCGGCTCGGCCCATGTCTCCACCAGTTACGGCGGTAAGTCCAAGGTTTGCAGCTGCTCCGATGAGACCCACCTTAGGCGCATACTTCATTGGCAGGAAGTTAATTGAGTTAAACCCAGCAGATACGGCAAGCGTAGTTGGGTCCAGGTAGCCCTTCCAGGCCATGTAGGCTGCGTCGGCAGCGAACCCGGCTCCGAACCCGCCACGACCGTGGAACGCCTTCATTGATCCTGGAGCTTCACGCAGAGGCCTGCCTAGGTCGCTAAGCGCCTTGGTCCAAGGAAGACCCAGTCCGCCGTACATCTTGCCCTGCTCATACGCCATCATGGCGTTGTGATCCGCTGACCCAACCTCTGGGTTGAATCCGCCATCGCCGAGCGGACCAGTACGAAGCTCCGCAGCAATGTCTCGTCTTTCAGTGTTTAGTTCGCCCTGAGGGCGTGCGTCAATTTCCCCGTCGGTAGCATCTGCACCGCCGACAATCATCCTCCCAGTCTCTGGGTCAATGCCGAGATCTCTGGCGTATCTGCCGCCAATCTCTACGGTGTCGGTTTGGTCTCTCACGTCCTGCGAGTAGCGAACAAAGGCTTCAATGTCCTTGAACTCACCGTTAATCCCATGATCAAATAGTCGATGTGCGATGTTATACGGACCAGACTTAACTAGATCGCCGTAGTCAAGTTTCTGAATGACATCGTCGTAGGTCACCCGAGTGCCATCTGGCTTAACGTATTCAGCAAGAAGGTCGTCAACAAATACTCGGACGGTAGCGTCTAGCTTGCCCTTGTCCATTTCTGAAAACAGCTGCAAGATTGCGGCTGATACTTCGCCGTTCCATTGCGACTTCTTTCGGATGACTACCGTTCTTGAGTTATCTTCTGCCCTAAGGTAGTCACGAGTGTCACTAGTCTGGCGATTAATTAGGGCTGTCTCAGTCTTACCGGCCTGTACGTTCTTCTCGGCCTCTACGATCAAAGCCTTGCGTGCTGTTGTATCTTGACGAACGCTAGGCTCTGCCTGCAGAGGGTTCTCTGCGGGAAGGAATGTCTCAGTTGTCCGCTGTGGCTGTACTGCCATAATTGGTCTGCCGTCAGTTCCCACGCCCATGGTGCCAAGGTATTCTCGTCCGTTGTAGTTAAAGGAGAGTTCCCGCATAAGGTCTGGCGTCGCGTTCTCTCCGAAGATGGCCCATGCGCGCTTGATGATTGCTGCCGTGGCAGCCTCTGGCCCCTCGTTGAAGAGATCAAGCAGCTTGTTCTTCCCAAGAACATTGCGCAGGACTGACGGGTCCTCGTCTCCAAGCATGGTAGCGGCAAGCCTGCTAGCAATCTCCTCAAGGGGGTTGCCTTGGATTCCCTTGCCCAGCTTGGCGGTTACGTCAGGAGAGGAATCGTCTTTAACAGTCACCGTTGAGGCGTCGCGAATAATGTTCTCATAGTTCGGAATTCGCTCTCCATCTAGGAGTGCTTGGTACTGTCGCTTCAACAGAGCAAGCTCAGTGGCGTTCTTTGCTGAACCAGCTGCCTCCTCGATTTGAGAGATTCTTGCCTCTAGCTGAGACCTAGAGAAGCTCTTAACCTCTGCAGGCTCCGGTACGTTAGCAGGCTTCTCCCTAAGAACCACACCTGTCTCCGTGTCAATGACTTCCCTAAATTTTGCCTGCCTCTCAAGGGTTTCAAGAACTCGTAGGTGAACCTCTGCCTGCCTACGGAAGTCAGGGACAATTGGCTGCTCGTACCCTGTTTGAGAAAGGGATGTTGGAACATTAAAAATTCTAGCAAAGGTAAAGTGCTCTTCGTCAATTAGTGAAGATACCGTTGACGCAATTGCTTGCATCGTCCTAACGTCTGGGGTTGATTCGTTTGACCCTAGCGGTTTCATATCGCTACCGTACCCAAGGGCATACGCAAATCTGTATGAAAGCCTAGAGATCTCGTCAACGGAAACAATCAAGTCTTCAATAGCTTGAGACTTATCCCCCGGGAAAATAGTTGGATACTTTGCTGTTACGTCTGTTGACCTTGAAACCAAGGTATTTCTGCTCTTGGTTTCGTTAGGTCGACCCTTAGACACAACTTCTCCGTTTTCAAGGTAGTATTTCCTTGCCTCTTCGGATGCTGCGGAAACAAACTTAGCCTTGCCATCATTATCCCTGATCTCAACAAGCTCAACAGGAAGATACTTCTCTGCCTTTTTAGCAACCTCAGAAGGACCGCTAAAGTCAGTACCGGCCATTCTCTCTGTTTCTGTAACTGTTGGAATTACTGCGCGGACACCCTCACCGTCCTGAACAAAGTTTGTGTATTGCTCAAGGCCAGAGATGGCGGTCCATCTCTTGCTGGCGTCAGCAAACATGATATCCCGCTCTGGTGAATCCCATAGGGCAACCAGGCGCTGAAAATTCTTTGAGAGATTCCAGCGAGAGCTTCTTCCGACCCCAGTGATGTCGTCAGCGCCGCCAGCAGATGAGCTGGTCATACTCTTAAAATCGGATTCGGTCATGCTCCCCTTGAGGGCAATCATTGACTGGTCAAATACTTCCTTTGAGGTCCAAGCGCTTGGCGTTTCCGCCAGGATGTCAATCTGGCTAATAATAAAATCAAGACGTGCTCGTCGATCAATATCAAAGTTTGTCTCTCGCCCCTTTGGGAGTCCGCCCTGGGTTTGCTCAGCCTTGAAAGAAATATCATCAAAGATCTTGCTACCACGTGCTTCCCGTAGAAGCTGCTCTCGTCGGTAATCAATGTTTTTAGCCTTGTCCCCGCCTGATTTAGTAGGAACATACCCGCTGGTTGTGGTCTCTACGCCTCGTTCTGGCACCTCAACCGGCTTGAGCCGGAACGGCTTTTTAGGGTCTCCGGTGGGCTCAACCACGTATGGGAGCACCTTTGGGAAGCCATAAGCCTCAATAAACGAAGGATCTGTGCTAATAACTGCCCCGCCAGGCAAAACTCGCACGTTTGAAGACACATATGTCTGTGGGGAGATGATTCCGGTCACTGTTTCTGCAAATAAATTAGGAAGGCTCCTGCCCTGAGGGCCAACAATGCCCATTTTCCTAGCTGTTTCAAAGTCTACAGCAATTTCAATGGTATTTAGCTTCTGAATAAGCTTTTCTTCTGGGTTTTGTCGGTATTGGGCAGCAACTTCTATTGGATTGACGTCTTTCTTGCCAGTTCCAGCCAGTTTTGCAATCGGGCCAACCAGCTTTTCCTTTGCTTCAAGAGCTTTAAGGTCAGATGCAAAGTTTCCAGTAAGGTAATTCTTTGTCAGCTCATCAAAAAGGTCTGTTTGGGCAGCCCCGACCTTAAGGCCTGACTTGAGAACGTTGCCAAGGCGCACCAGAACGACTTTGTCGTTGTATTCCCCACTAGCGAATGCTCTTGTGGCGGCTGATTCTCTTGAAACTGCGTCACTTACTCTGTTGTCAACGGGGCCAACAAGCTTTTCGTTTGGCACTTCGCCAAGGCTACTAGAAAAATTTGGACTGTATCCGCTATTTAGCTGGAAAATTGGCTTGTTGGTTCCGCGAGCGGAGCGTGTGAACCCGGAAGGAGTAGGAACAACACGCTCCGCTAGCGCGGGGAACATTTCCATCGTGGTCGCAATTGCCTTGGCAATCTTGGCGCTTTTCTTAGTAGACTCCTTAGGCGTAATCTTTCCATCTGGAGAAAGACGGAAGCTGTATGACTCCTCAACGGCGGCTTGGAACTTGCGACCAAGGGCTCCGTCGGAGTCCGTAACGGCATCAATGAAGCGCTGTTCTGGTAGGGAGTGGTCCACTTCATCAACTATCGGGCGGTTGAAAGCCTTTGACTCTTCGCCAAAGTTCCCCATCTCAATTCCCATCGCACGTGCGTAGGCCTCAGCTTGCCTTCGGCTAAATTTAGAGATCTGCTCAATGCGGTCTGCGCTCAAGTTCTCCCCGCGGCCAACAAGCTTGCTGGCCAGCTCTGCCCCCGGGGACAGTGTTCCGCGGCGACCTTCCCCACCGAAGCGTTGCATCTTTTGGGATTCAATGGCCAGGGCTGGGTCAGCGTAATCTTTAAGTAGTGAAGAGAGCTTCATAATGACAAGGGAAAGGTCCCTTGCGTTCTTCTCCGAGATTGTACCACCCTTGCCAAGCCTGCTATCTGGGCTGATGCCAACCTGTTTAAACTTTCGCTTGGCGTCAGTTACTGCCCTAAGGGCGATAACAAACTTGCGCATTGTCTCTTCAATGCCTTCCTTTGTGCCCATAGTGTCTGTTGAGTCGGCTGTTGGGACTCCAAATGATCTAGTCTTTCCGGCTGAAAGGTCAACGCCGTTTTCTGAAGCAATGTCCGCAATCACGTTAGGAATGGTCTTGCCCTTAACGCTCGGATCAAGCTGAGCAATTTTATCTTGCACAGGAGAGTCGTAATACGTTCCAAATGCCGATGTTGCGCCGACTGTTCGGCTTAATCGAGTTCGGGCAGAAGAGTCGGACACTTTACCGACTGCTAGCTCAGACAATCGTTCCCAAGCCCTTAGGATACCAGAGTCAACCTTGCTCTCATCAAGTACGCGCTTTGCCTGTGCCTCATACGAAGCCTTCTGCTCAGCAGTATCGGCCATGGCTGCCTTAGTTTGGAACGATGCAGCGACTTCAACAGCTGCGTTTACTGTACCGCTAACGTAGTAAGATTGTTTTGACCTGAATTTTCCAAAGCGATCAATGGTCGGGAAGTACTTCCAGTTTTCGTCCGACTGGGACCACTTGACGAGCATCTCGTGCTCCAAGACAGAGGCCGTGTCTGTTTTTACCGGAAGGCTACGTGGCTGTTGCTTTGCCAAGGAGTATGCCTGGCTCAGTGCGCGAAGAAACCCTGAGCCAAGACCGTCCCCAGTCCAGTGTGATGGCTTACGCCCCTCTGCCTTGCCCGTGTAATGTGACTGCTTGGCAATCCACTCTTCACCAGTGATGCCCTCTTGCGCGGCAAGCTTGTCAATCGCTACAACAAGACGTGGGTGCTGACGAAGCTTCTCGGCAACAATCTTGCCCATAATTTCCTCAGCGCGCTTTAGCTTCGTTGCAGCTTGCTCTGGGCTATCCTTTGGCGACTCGCTTAGGTTAAGTTCGTTCTGATAATAGAAGAAAGCGTGCTCCGATGACGGGAACACCTTGCCCTCATATACCACTGGGTACTTTGCCTCAATCGTCTTTTGCCCGTAGGAGTCTTGTGGAAACTCCCTGCCGCTAGCCGTATCAACAAAGTTTACAATGTCGTTAGTAGGATTTGTAAGAGCAGCTCGGAGGCTTCGCTCAAACCGAGACATGCCGTTGACATTCTTCCCGGCGTTGCTGTAGATGTTGTTTGGGATTGCCCCTGCGTTAAGACGTGAGTTGCCAGAAGGTGGAGCCGATGGGGCTGGTGTCGCAGCTGGTGCCACTGGGGTAGGGGCAAGTGTGCCCATAGTTGTGGCAATGCCCTCAAAACGAGCAAGGAAAGCCTCCTTGCCAGTGCGGTCTGTTTTGGCACCACCAGCACTGCCAGTACGGAACTTCCAAGTCTTGGGAGCAACAACCTTTGCCGGGATGCCAAGCTGTACAGCCGCCTTGACACCAGCCTCGTCTGCCCCAGTTTGTCCGCCAGATCGAATTGCAATAATCCCGACACCCTTCTTCTGCAAGAAGGCAAGGTCCTTTGCAATCTCCTCAGTTAGTAGTTGAGTGCTAGGCATCCCCTTTTGGTACTCGCCGTTGCCAGCAATGTTGATCTCTACCTCTTGGCCATTGTATCTTTCAACAAGAGTGGCTAGGCGATTAGCGCGTTCAACATCGTTTCCAAACGTAACCCCAAACTTGTAGATTTCACGTTTAGCATTTGCGACCTCTCGCTGAGTGGCCTGCTCTCCCCATGAGTTATGGTTTGCAGCATATGCAATAGTGAAGTCTGACTGCGATGCGTTGATGCGCGTTCGAACCTCGTAGTTCGTGCTGTCGCTTTCAATAAACTCAATGCCAGATGAACGTGGCCTTGGGATTGCTGGCTCTCCAGCCATTGCCGACACCTTGTTCTCGTATGCTTGGTCCACGTCCATTGCCTGGATCGGGGCAGGCCCAACCTCAATCGTGTTCGGCGTAGCCGTTGCGGAAATTTTTTGTGGAATTTCAGGTGGTGGTGTTGGCTTTGCAAATTCGTACTGACCGCTGTACATGACGTACGGGTCTGAGATACGAATCTCTGCCTTCGGCTCAACGTACATAGCTGAGCTATCTGGAGATGCAATGTCCGGCTTCGGCTCGTAGACGTCAAAGTCCGAGCGTGGGATGGCGACGATGTCGTATCCCGTTGAGGTTTCCTTGCCCTCCAAGGCCCTGCGGGTGGAGATCTCCTCAAAGATCTGCTCGTTTACACGCTCAAGTGCTTCAAAGAAATAAATGCGACCATCCGCATCCGGCTTGATTGAGCCGCCTGCGATCTGGTCGCCGTTACCAGCTTCCGTGTAGTGGTAGTAGAACGCGTCTTCGCCGTTCATGCCCTTCTTAATGTCAGGTGCCGCTCTCGGAGCGGAGGGGGCGACAGCAGCCGGGGTTGTATTTGATGTCACCGGGTCTCCTGCTGGGGCAGTCTTGATAACAGGTTCGCCAGGAAGGGTTGTTGGGTTTGACGTCTCAACGGCAGTAGCAACTGACGGAGTCTTCGGGGCAACGACCTTCTTGTTGTACTGTGAAGTTAGGTTTTTCTTAGGATCGACCTCTACAAGCCTCGGGCGCAGAATATCCTGCGTTGTACGCAAAGAAGACTGTGTTTTGACTCTAATTGTCTCGCCATCATCAATCTTAAAGTTGAAGCCCTTGTAGGTTCCTTCGTAGTCGTAGTATCGTCCCTGCTCCTGAAGAGCACCTGCAGGAAGAGCTTTGCCAGTCTCCTGATCAGTAACAATCATGTTCTCGCCCTTGGCCCTAAGGAAATCCATTACTTCGTATTCGTTTGGCATATCTTGTGGATCGTCCATGAACTTAGCGATTTCAGACATGGGAATTTCCCCAAGGAGCCGATCGTACTCTGGGTGCGTGGCGTTGTTCATTACGGAGTGAGTTCGCTCCCACGAGCCTTCGCCCATCTCAATGAACTCTGTTTGTGGCAAGTCTAGGACATAAGTTTTGCCGTCTTTTTGACCGATGGCAACCTTGTGCCCGATTTTAAATTCTTTGCCGTCTGAATACCGGTATGGAGAAATTGTTTCAACCCAGGCTGTCTTAACGTTGCTAAACCCGTTCGCATTCATCTTCGCGGCCCAATAGTCAGAAGTTACCAAACAGATATTTTGAGACCCGTCAACGCCTAGTACAACGCCTTTTGGGCGCCTAAAGAAACTGGCGCTGGTATCTAGATCTGCCCAGTCCGGTCTCAGCTCAGCCATTCAGTCTCCTCCGGTTCAAGTGCTTGCTCTGTGGTCGTAGATTGGCAAGTGAGTTATTGCGAGGATTACCGTCCTTATGGTCGATATCCTTGCCTTTGATTGCAGCCTTGCCTTTGCTCTTAGCGACCTTAGCGCGAGCTTTGTTTCTGGATGCGCGGTTATCAATCTGGTCAGGCTTGCCCTGATACCGTTCGTACTCTTGCTTGTAGTTGCGCGGGTTGGCCGGCAATTACTTGCCCGACTGGCGCTTGGTTGGTGTCTTACCCTGTCGGTAGATGATGTTTTTACGTGAGCCTGACAGCTCCCAGAGAGCAGTAGGCACGTCTAGGGCAGTTCCAAAGATGCTCCCAATTGGACCTAGGTTCTTCTTCCGCTGTTCACGCTCAGTTTTAGGGGCCATTTCCCATCGCACTCCATCGTAGCTTTCTCCTGGCCCTACAGAGTATTTAGTGCTAGACTTGCTTTTTGCTGTTGGCTTATAGTTGCTGTTTCCGTAAACCTTAGGCTTGGCTCCGGCAACGTTCTTAGCCTTGCCGGTACCCTTGTCTTTACGTCCGCCATCGGCAATAGGAGTAAACTTTCGTACCATTATCGTCCTCGATTCGGCTTAAAAGTCTTAGTCACCACTTTGTGACCCTGCCCCAAGTGGGGGCCCCAGTCCGCAGTCTGGTATCGAATTGAAGCATTCCTAACCGTCTTATCGTCGTAGTTAGAATTTCCATAAACTTTAGGCTTAGTGTCAGTCTTCTTGATCTTTACTGGCTTTGCCTTGTCGGTGCTCTTGTCGGTACCTTTGTAGATTGATTTCCGTGCTGCCATTATCGCTTCTTATTCCCGAAGCGACCATCGCCGCCGAAGCCTTCGCGGAGTGCGCCAACGACACCTAGGCCAACCAGGCCGGTAATAGCACCAGCGCCAATGATCGCGCCGATCTGGCCCGGGTCATAGCTCTTGCCACCAGGGGATACTGTCTTGCGACGACGTGGGCCCTGTGCCCCACCGCCAACTGGGTGCGCGTTGACCTTGAGGCCTCCACGCGTGAACTCGTTTGCCATTTCGTTCTCCTCGCCCGTATGGGCATAATTTGGCTTAAACCCCTTTTGGGGTCAGCCGTTCTTTATATCTTATTTTCCGTCTTCGCAAAAGGCTGTCTATATATATGCACTTAATTCGTGCTTTTCTGCAGAAATTTACATGGTTAAGTTTCCTTATCATGGGGGTGTGTCTGTTCCGGAGGCCTAGGTAAGCCATATACTCGCCTTACTCATCTTAACGCTACGGCGGGAGTACCCCCCTTAATAAATTCCTCGGCTGGTCGATGACCAGCCTCGGACGCGAGTCAAGCTTTCGCTTCGCGATACCCCCCCTATCCACGACGGCTAAGGATATTCTCGTCCGCTTGTTTGTCAGGGTCGTTTAGATGCCGTGCTTGTGTGCGGCGCGATCTGACACCAATCGCCGCAAGGCGAGAAGGAGTTGGGAGATGAAGCGATTTGCTTCTACTCTCGTAGCAGTTGAGCAGGCGCTCAACGCGGCCACGGGGACGATCCTCGTATTGCGTGGTATCACCTTACAGGGTGATCCGAACACAGCACCAGCTGGTGTTGATGGTCGGAACAAGATCCCAGGCTATCGAATGACTACGGGCGGTGCTCTCACCGTTTCCGCACAAGTTCGTCGCGTTGGGCTTCGCGAGGACGGGACGCAGAAGTCTATGTCCTACCCTGTACTATCATTTGCTCCCGCGCAGGCTCACGCCGCGCAGGAGCTCGCCCGAGCGTGGGCGACAGTTGACGCAGTAGCGTCGTTCGAGACGACGTGGGATAAGGGTGTCCTCTGGGTACCTGCTTCCGACGAGCGTATCACGAAGGGGCGCTACGAGCACGCTAAGGATCCATCAGGTGGACTGATTGCTCCTGTGCTCTGCTACCCAGTGGTTCACACCACTGCGGGGTATAGCGCCAAGGTCATCGACTTCGCACCGAGCGACGGCGCTGCTGCGCCGGCCGTAGTTGCGGACGAGAAGCCCTTCTAGTACCAGTTAGGTACTATCACCGTACCCAGCCAGCTGCGGCTGGCTGGGTACTAATCTTAGGAGGTTACAATGAACCGACAGTGGGATCTTATCGACGTCGTAATCGTAGCGTTCTACGGGTTTGCTGGTCTCGCAGCAGCCATCGCGTTCTACAACGGGCACGACCTGTTGACCGTCGCCATCACCGGCTTCGCCGTCGCTGGCTTCGGTGTAACACTGGCGATGGTGCTCGCCAAGCTCGACAACGTTGCTCGCGATTACTACAATCGCTAGCAACCACCCGCCTAGCGGCGGGACTCAGCCAGCCGCGCAAGCGGCTGGCTGAGTTGCTCGACTCACGTCTCGCTCAATGACTGGCTTGCACAGCCAGTCGTTGACTGTGCGCAGCCTGCCCTCGTCGCTCACGCTCACTCGGGCATCGCTTCGCTCTGACGGCTGCGCGGGTACCAGGGTACTATCATGCCCTACGGAGGGTACGAACAACGAGCTTCCCTATGCCCGACGGAGGTCAATGAGGCTATTACTGTTAATAAAACTTAATAATCAATACTAGTCGGGGCTTAAAGTCAAGGAGCTGGGTAGATTATCACCTATCGATAGGAAAATATCAGCTGGGAGGCTATAGTAATACCCTAACAGAACTAGACAGGATTCTCCCTTTCCGCTTCGTGGCCCGAGATCTAGATGCCGTGCTTGGGTTCTGTGAATAACGGCATAGGAGGTGTAAAGTGGCTGGTTACAGCGATGATAACCACGTTGCTCGTGATTACATTGCCAAGAACTGTAGCTTACTATGGAAATACTACTGTAACAATGAGAAGAACAATAACGGCGAGTTTGGACTAACTGACTTTACCTTCTACTGTAAGTATATAGCCCCTAATGAGACATCTTATGGATACTTCAAGAGTGGAGTCATTAACAGAGTGACTCGTGAATGGCGGTTCAGCTGGGATCACACCAGCCTGATTGCGTCACTAATAGCCAGCGAGAAGTACTTGCTGGAACTAATCGATGAGCAGGGGCTAAGGCTCCATAAGGAGGCTGTATGAGGAAGATCAGTGCGGTATTGCCTGGTATGGACGCTAATGCTGCTGAGAATATGATCAGCGGCGGCAAGCTGGCAATGACATTGCTTAACTACTTTGAGCTTAACCCAGAACTTCTGTACAAACTGTATCCAAATAAGCATAAATTTGATGAGGCTGAGGAGGAGTTCGGACTGAGCCAAGATGAGATCAAGCATCAGTTTGTTACTGCTAACCGCCGAGCATTGATGGTTGTAAGTTATATTTTTAAGTACATCGCCAATCAAGTAATTGACGAATATGATGTGCCAGAAAAGCACTTTGAGTTCACTATTGAGAATAAACTTATGATGAAAGACATTGACGAGAGCGAACCAATGGATAAGCTGGACGAATCAGAAGTATTCGATGAGCTTCATAGGATCTTAGGAGGGTTGAACTAATGGGTTACGACATTGAATCAGTAGATGGAAACCGAGAGAAAGCAGCAGCATTTGCTAAGAAATATGAATATACTTATCTATTTGATGAGACAACCGGAGAGTACACGGGCTCAGATACGATCTATTTCAGGGCCAATATCTGGGGTATGTCAATGATCCGAATGGTTCTTCAATACATTGTTGAGATGAACAATGGCGACTACCCGGAAGAGTTTGCCAAAGCTACTATGGACAATAGCGGCAATCAGTGTACTCCCGATGGCATCAAGGAATACCTAGCACACATCAGTATGTTCACCGGCCTGTACCCAGAGCTGTATGAAAACACAACTGATTTGTTCAACGATATCCGAGAGTCCATTAAGCCAGTAGTAGCAAAGTGGGTCAATGACCAGCCATCACATACTACTCTACAAAATATCACTGTCGATGATGAAGTTCAATGGAATACTAATCTAGTTGTAGAATTCCTAGAATTCAGTGACATTTGCCTAACGCTCGATGGCTATCGAGTATACTAATGGGCGCAACTAAGCGCTCATTAGCAACCGATGATATGCCCAACGGGGCAGGAGGATCTATGGAACACACGTGGAAAGCGTACGAGCTAACGGTAATTCGTACCTGGTCTGACAAAGTAGGGCCAAGGATTGAATCACCAGCTAGTGCTCACAAATACTTTAAAGACATAGCACAAGATTATACCCAAGAGGCACTATGGGTACTAGGAGTTGATGGACGCAATAACATCATTGGTATCACTCAGGTGTTCAAGGGTACAGCAACAGGCACATCAGTATCTATTGCTGATCTGTTGCGACCACCTTTGCTAACCGGCGCAGTAGGATTCATTATGGTACATAATCACCCATCAGGTGACGCAGAGCCATCTGATCAGGACGTTAATCTAACTGAAGAAGTATTGCGCGCTTGTAGTTATCATGACCTTACATTGCTAGATCATCTAGTAATTGGCGACAACAACTTTGTGAGCATTCGTTCACAAAAGCCAAACATCTGGGCAATGTTACAGAAGGAGGACGCTCATGGGTTTTAACAAGGACAGAGCAATCGAGCTTCAGAAAGACGCAGTATTAGATTGGCATCTTACCAATAATTTGTATCCACCAATCAACGAACCAGGCTTTCACGAGTTTGCTAAACAGGCGATTGGTATGGTCTCATCAGGGGCCGGTGATGATGTTGTTGAAATTAAGTTTGCCGGAGAGATGAAGAATCTTACAGACAATAAGACAGGGTTAAAGGTTACAGCCATTGAAATCGTAGACAATTGGAGGCTTCATGACTTCATCGGTTCGGAAGAGAATGAGTCGGGTGATACCGGACTCTCTAGCTAACTGGGAAATCAGCGTCACTATGGACAGCATTGTCTATAGCTGGCACGGTGGCCCATATATAGAAGTTATTATCAATGGACAAGCAGTCGACGTCATTAACGTATGGGATTACCAATATGGTAAGACCACGGTACGAACAGTCAACCAGCTGATTGGGCGTATACGTCAGTATGTGCTGGCACATCAGGAGGCCATAGATGAGCGATGATGTAGTTCTAATACCAGATCTAGTCTGTGAGAAATCTGGACGACATAAGGTAGTCGTTAGAGTCTACGAACTAGAGCTGGAACCAGTCTACAAGGGTTCTAGGTGGCTAGTGCTCAACGGAGATTTGACTGAACTTGGCAACAAGATCAAGCCAAATGAGTTTGGCACAGAGAGTCAGTTAACAGTAACTAGTAGCTGTTGTAGAAAAGCTGCGGCAGCAACTGGAATCAAGAATATAGAGGAGGACGTATGAGTGGTGAAATTAGTAGCAGAGTTAAGGCTATGCTTGAAGAGATCACTAAGATCGAAGAACTTGTTAGAAGTCAGACTTGGGAGATTGAGAATCAAGATCTTCCTAACGTAGAAGAAATGAATGACACCATTGGTGAGGCAGTAAGATCACTAGAAGATATTACCCTATCGGGTGATGTTGATCGTGTCAGCACCAGTGATATGGAAGAAATCTCTGAGCGAACAGCTGAACTTAAAGATAAGATAACTGAAATCATTGATGAACTAGCTAACAATCCAACCGGCCCAACTAAAGTAACTATGCTTAATGGATACAATATGTTGTCCAGGACAACGACTTATCTTAACTCAACTGTAGTCAATGGTGTCAATACTGTAGCAGCAAACATTCTATTCTCATCAGCACCCCATAATGGTACATTCAATGAATTCTATTTAATGCTCTGTACATTGGAACAGCAACTAATCGAGTTGTTTGAGAAGATGAACCTGTTGGCAGCGGAGAATGAGATCCACGATCTCACTGATTACGTTGTAACAGTCAAGCTAGAAAGCAAGCGCGATCTAGCAAAGCATAAGCGAAACTATGAGATGGAGGAGAACAACAATGGCAACTAAGAAAGTAGATAACAAGTGTGGTGCGCCTAAGCTTAAGGAACTCCCATCTGAGTTCGTCGAGCAGGTAAGCGCATCAGTTGG